CCAACCAAAGATTGGTTTCAAGACCCGTTATGGTATGGTTGCAAACCCATTTGCAGAAGGTACTGATGTTGGCCAAGGTCGCTTGAGCGCTCGTGCTAACAAATACTATCGTCTATTCCAAGTTAAGAACTTGATGTAATTGACGAAACCACCGAAAGAGTGGTATTACAGAGGGTGCTTCGGCACCCTCTTTTTTTGCCTCCTAAATACCTATTAAGGAGATATTATGACTGCTTTCAATAGAACACCACAAAGTACCAGTCCTTTACAACCCACAAAATTCTTGTTGACTTTTGCAAGAATACCAAATACACAATTTTTTTGCCAAGAAGTAAATATTCCTGGCGTTTCTTTGGGTGAAGTTGACCGAGTAACTCCATTTTTGGATATGTTCTCACCAGGTACAAAACTTACATACCAACCATTGGACGTTTCATTCATAGTTGATGAAGAAATGCAATCATGGAAAGACATGTATAACTGGTTCATTTCAATTGCAGATCCAGATGGTTACGAAAAGCGTGACCACAACAGAGAGTTACAAAAGAACAGACATTTTTCTGATGCCGTTTTAACTGTATTAAATGGCTTGAATAATCCAGTTGTTCGTATTCAATATACCAATGTTTTCCCTTTGACAATGAGTGATATTCAATTTGATACCAAACTATCAGCTGATTCTATTATTACCTGTTCGGCCACATTCAGATATCAATCGTACATATACTTGCCTGCATAATACTTTTGTGATATAATATACATTATTTGTTTTTTGAATATAAAATGGAAACACTAGAAAATATATTAAGACTTTGGGAGACTGATGCGGTCATGGACCAAACAGAACCATCCAAAGAATTACTTAAAATTCCCACACTACACAGTAAATATCTGAACATTCTTACCAAACATAAAATTGCAAGTAAGAAAACTCATTTTGATTATCTCAAGATGAAAAAGACCAAGACAGAATATTTTGGTGGGAAATTATCACAAGAAGAATTACAGGAGTATGGTTGGGAACCATTTCAATTTGTATTGAAATCCGACTTGTCTACATACTTAGAAGCAGATAAGGACCTTATTAAACTATTGGAGAAAAAGGTCTACCATGATGAATGTATCTCAGTTATTGAATCTATTATGCAAGAATTGAAACAAAGAACATGGCAACTACGTGACTTTATATCATGGGAGAAGTTCGTTGCAGGCCAGTGATTTAGTTGTTACAAAGAAAAATGAAGTATACGCCAAGGTGCAATGTGAAAGACACCTGGCAATGGAACTCTCCGAATACTTTACATTCTATGTACCAGGTTACCAATTCGTTCCAGCGTTTCGGAATCGCATCTGGGATGGTAAAATAAGACTGTTTAATCTGAACACCAGTCAAATCTATTTGGGACTGTTGGAGTATCTTAAATCGTTCTGTGATGAACGAGGATACAAATATGAAATAGAAGAACTGGAAGATGAGTTTAGTGTATATCACGCAGATAAATTTTTTGCAACTTTAAATCTACATTCACAAGGTAAAGAAATTACGGTGATGGATCACCAGCGTAATGCATTTATACATGCAATGCAAAAACGCAGAACCTTATTATTGTCACCAACATCTTCTGGTAAATCACTTATCATTTATCTTTTGTTTCGTCAACTGTATGAATATCAAAATCTAAAAGGTTTGATTATTGTACCGACCACATCGTTGGTGGAACAGTTATACTCGGATTTTGCCGATTATGCGAATAACGACACTTTCAATGTACCAGAAAATGTACATCGTATTTACCAAGGCAAAGAAAGATATACAAATAAACCATTGACCATATCAACATGGCAATCTCTTTATAAAATGCCGTCAGAATATTTTGAACAGTTTGATTATGTGATTGGTGATGAGGCACACAACTTCAAGGCACAATCTTTAACCACTATTATGACTTCCTGTGTCAATTCAAAATATAGAATTGGCTTAACTGGCACTTTAGACGGAACAAAAACACATAAACTGGTATTAGAAGGACTTTTTGGTACAGTTAAAACAGTCACAACAACCAAAGAACTGATTGATAACAATCAAATATCACCATTAAATATTAAATGTTTGGTACTGAAACATCCAGAAGATATTGCAGAACAGGCCAAAGATTGGTCATATCAAGAAGAAATACAATATTTAATTGGTTGTCAAGATAGAAATCGTTTTATAAGAAACTTAACCATCAGTTTGAACAAAAACACATTGGTGCTATATCAATTGGTTGACAAACATGGTAAATTATTATACGACATGATTAAAGAAAAATCAAACGGTCGGCAAGTATTCTTTGTCCATGGTGGCGTTGAAACGGAAGACCGTGAAGAAATACGTTCAATTATGGAGAAAGAAAATGACGCAATTGTGGTGGCTTCTTACGGGACTTTTAGCACTGGGATTAATATTCGCAATCTTCACAATATTATTTTTGCAAGCCCGTCTAAAAGCCGTATCAGGAATTTACAAAGTATTGGACGGGGTTTGCGCCAATTTAGCGGCAAAGAACAAGCAACTCTCTACGACATTGCAGATGACCTTAGACACAAAAAAAGAATGAACTTTACTCTACAACACTTTGTGGAACGAGCTAAGATATATAATGAGGAGAAGTTCCCTTTTAAAATTTACAATATAGGGTTAAAAAATGGCAGTTCAAATAGTAAGATTTAAAGACGGATTGGATATCATAACTGACGTAAGTTCTGTTGAATCCAATGAAATGGAATTGTCAACACCTATGATGTTCGAAATAAGGAATCATAACTTGTTGTTGCAACAATGGATTCCATTGGCTTTAATTAAAGAAGATAATGTAAGAATTAATAAGAGTGAGATTCTTTGTGTCATGGAACCAAATGATGACTTCAAAGAATATTATGTTAATGCAATCAGTGATTTGAAAAAGGAAATGAAAAACATGAAGAATAAAAAGAACTCTGAGGATAATACCGATGTTATGGAAGCAATAGCTGAATTATCCGTAAATAAAAATATTAATATCCATTAATAATATCATCGGGGCTACACCGTGAACTATATCACATGTCAAGCCCCCTGTCAATAACTTTTTATGGTACACTTGAAATGACAAAACAAAAACACTACATCAACAACGCAGATTTCCTCAAAGCTCTGGTAGATTACAAAGAAGAATGTAAAACTGCCGAGAAAACAGGCAAACCAGATCCAAAGATTCCCAATTACATTGGTGAATGTTTTATGAAGATTGCCGAAGGTCTATCCCACAAACCTAACTTCATCAATTATACCTATCGTGATGAAATGATTGCAGATGGTATTGAAAACTGTTTGATGTATTTCAATAACTTTGATCCTACCAAATCAAATAATCCATTTGCATATTTTACACAGATCATCTATTATGCGTTCTTACGCAGGATACAAAAAGAAAAGAAGCAGTTGTATGTGAAATACAAAGCCACAGAACAAGCTGGTATTTTGGATGAGTTTGAAATGTTTGAATCTGAAAGTGGTGTGATGAAACAATTTGAATTGTATGATAACATTGCTGAGTTCATTGAAACATATGAAGATGCCAAACAAGCCAAAAAAGAGTCCAAGGCGGTAAAGAAGCCAAAGGGTATTGAAAAATTTATGGAGTAATGTTATAATGAAAATTGGTTTTAATTGTTCCACTTTTGATTTGTTCCATGCCGGTCATGTAACAATGTTGAGAGAAGAAAAAAGATTTTGTGATTATTTGATTGTGGCAATACAAGTTGATCCAACAACTGATAGGCCAAACACAAAAAATAAACCTGTAATGAGCATGTATGAAAGGTATATGTGTGTGTCAGCTTGTAAATATGTTGATGAGATAATTGTTTACCATACTGAAGAAGAATTGTTAAACATACTTAAAACAATACATATTGATATTCGTTTTCTTGGTGATGAATATAAAAGAAAAGATTTTACTGGCAAACAATGGTGTTTAGATCGTGGAATTGAATTACATTATCACGAAAGAGAACATCCTTATAGTAGTTCTTCATTGAGAAAGCGTGTTTGGGAAGCTGAAGAAAAAAGGCTTGATGCCTTAAAACAAGATTATGATGAATGTAAAAAATGAAAATAGCGTTAATAACTGACCAACATTTTGGTGTTCGCAACGATGCATTACATGTTTTGGATTTTTACGAAAAATTTTATAAAGACGTATTCTTTCCAAGAATCAAAGAAGAAAAAGTCGATGCAGTATTGATGTTAGGTGATACATTTGACCGTAGAAAATATCTCAACTTCAATACACTTAAACGTGCCAAAGAAATGTTCTTTGATCCTTTGGCTTATATGGGTATTGATGTGCATATTTTGGCTGGTAACCATGACACATATTTTAAAAATACCAACGAAGTGAATTCGGTAGATTTATTACTGAAAGAATACAGCAGTTCATTTAATGTGATTGATCATCCAACTGAAATCTATGTTGGACCACATAAGATATGCATGATGCCATGGATTTGTGCCGAAAACTATGATGATTCAATGCAAACATTGAAAGAGACTGATGCAACCATTTGTTGTGGCCATTTTGAAATCGCAGGTTTTGCCATGTATCGTGGTATGCCATCTGAGGAAGGACTAGATCGTGGAATGTTTCGTAAATTCAATTATACTTTTAGTGGGCACTACCATCATAAGTCTAGTGACGGCGGTATACATTATTTGGGCAATCCATACGAACTTACGTGGCAAGATTACAATGATAGTCGTGGCTTTCATATACTTGATTTGGACACCGATAGCCTTGAGTTCGTTGAAAATCCTCACAAGATGTTCTTTAAATTGATTTATGATGACAAGAATGATTCCATAACCGATATTACAAATATAGATATGGGACCATATAAAGATACCTATGTCAAAGTGGTTGTAATGAACAAAACCAATCCATATTTGTTTGACAAGTTTATGAATAATCTGTATAATGTCAACCCATCAGACATTACGATTGTTGAGGACTTCACCGACATAAACGAAGGTGTTGATGAGGTTGTGGATCAGGCCGAAGATACCTTGACAATATTAAACAAGTATGTTGATTCCGTTCAAGAAGAAAACATAGATAATATTAGATTGAAAAATTTGTTGAAACAACTTTATGTGGAAGCAATTAATATAGAATGATTTTATTCCAAAAAATTCGCTGGAAAAATTTCTTATCAACTGGCGCACACTTCACAGAACTAAACTTCACGAAGTCTCCTAATACTTTGATTGTAGGCCAAAATGGTGCCGGTAAATCTACTGTATTGGATGCTTTGTGTTTTGGATTATTTGGTAAGCCCTTTCGGAAGATAAATAAACCACAACTGTTAAATTCTATCAATGCTCGTGATGCACTTGTTGAGATTGAATTTGAAATTGGTAAAAAGAAATACAAAGTTATTCGTGGTATCAAACCAAATGTGTTTGAAATCTATTTGAATGGCGTATTGCTGAACCAGGATGCAGCTGCGAAAGATTACCAAGACGTACTAGAGAATCAAATTCTCAAATTAAATTTTAAGTCTTTTACGCAGGTTGTTATCCTTGGTTCAGCATCTTTTGTTCCTTTCATGCAACTGTCGGCCGCAGACAGAAGAACCATCATTGAAGATTTGTTAGATATTCAAATCTTTTCCACAATGCATGGTGTTTCCAAAGACATGCTTTCAATTAACAAAGAAAACTTGACCACAACCAAGTATGATATTTCTTTGCTTGAAGAAAAAATTAAGATGCAAAAGGAAACAATTGAAGAAAATAAGAAACACAATGATGAAGAAATCACCAAGAAAAATACCGAGATTGGTAATTCACAGAATCAATACAATAAATTACAAGAAGATAATAAATTAATACAAAAACATTGTGACCAAATCACACTCAAAATTGGTGATAGAAAACAAAAATTGGAAAAGAAATCAAAAGGTTTGTTTCAGGTACAAGGCAAAATTCAAACAAATATAAACAGACATACAAAAGATATTGAATTTTATGAAAACAACCATGACTGTCCGACATGTAAACAATCCATTACAGAAGAATGGAAACAATCACAACTTGATACAAAAAACACCAAGATTGGTGAACAGAAAAAGAATCTTGAAGAAGTTGAGGATGCAATCAAGGACGTTACGAATGAACTTACAGAAGTTTCAAACCTAGTCAATCATGTCAACGGACATACTAGTGAGATTACAAAAAATATGGCTACGATGGCCGCTATATTGGATTATATTAGTAAATTACAGGCAGATGTAACCGAACTTTCTAAAAAAGTTGGTAATACAGAGGAAGATAATGTAAAGCTAACAGAACTAAAAACAGAGTTAGCGAATAAAGAACAATCTTATCAAACATTGATAGTAGATAAACAGTATTTGGAATATGCCGGTACATTGTTAAAAGATGGTGGTATTAAAACCAGAATTATTAAACAGTATTTGCCGATTATGAACAAATTAATAAACAAGTATTTATCGGCAATGGACTTTTTTGTCAATTTTAATATTGATGAAAACTTTAATGAAACAATTAAGAGCCGCTTTCGTGATGAGTTTTCTTATGCAAACTTTTCTGAAGGTGAAAAGATGCGTATTGATTTGGCTTTGTTGTTCACCTGGCGACAAATTGCCAAAATTAAAAACAGTACCAATACTAATCTATTGATATTAGATGAGGTGTTTGATTCAAGTTTGGATATCGTAGGCACAGAAGAATTTTTAAAATTGATTCAAGAAATGGGCAAAGACACAAACATCTTTGTTATCAGCCATAAAGGAGATCAACTGTTTGATAAATTCCGTTCTGTAATTAAGTTTGAGAAAAAAGGAAACTTTTCAAGGATTGCAAAATGAGTAATGAAAATGATATTGTTTTATACGACACAGGCGAAGCGAGTAAATTAACAAAGGTTGAAAAACAACCATTAAAAACATTTGATTTGGTTCCACCAGATTGGCCTACATTACACAGACCAACAATAGAATTTGATTTTGAAAAACCTCCTGTTGATCCTAATGAGTTCGCATCTTCACTTGTGGAAACATGTAAGAAGAA